AATTATATGATTATCAAAGAATATCAGGAATTCAAACCCGTTCAGCGAGCCCTGGGGCTGAAAGCGGATGGTTTGCCGGGGCCTAAAACGCTGGCCGCCGTAGCTCTGAAATTGCGCTGTCATGAAATATGGTCCGCGGTCCAGGCCGCCGTGAACGTGACGCCTGACGGCATCCCCGGCCCTGCCACGGCCCGCGGCATTGCCGCCGCCCTGGACATTGCCCTGCCCCGGTCTTGGCCTGACCAGGCAACCGTCCGGGCCGGTCTTTCCATTTTTGGGCGGCCAGGGGACGAAAACAACCTTGTTTCTATTGTCCCCCCTTATCCTTTATATTATGAGGGAAGGCCCGTGAAAACGATCCGCGTGCATCAGGCGATCGCACAGGACGTTCAGGCGGCCCTGGCGGAAGTCCTGGCCGCGTATGGCCTGGACCGGATCCGCGCGCTTCACCTGGACCAGTATGGAGGTTCCTACAATGACCGCAGCACGGCCACCGGCAAAAGCAAGAGCATGCACGCCTGGGGGATTGCCCTGGACTTTGACCCGGCACGGAACAGTTATTCCTGCAAAGCCCCCCATGCCGGGCTTTCCCGCCCGGAGTGTGAAGAGTGGTGGCGGATATGGGAAGCCCATGGGGCCGTTTCTCTGGGCCGTGAACGGAATTATGACTGGATGCACCTTCAGTTCGCCCGCCTGTAAACGCTGGCAAAAAGAAAGGCGCCCCCGTTTGGAGGGCGCCTTTTTTGTTACTTGGTTAAGACGGCTTCCGGATTGCGTTCCAGGACTTCCAGGAGCTTGGCCGCCGCTCCTGATGGAGTGCGTTGCCCGCTTTCCCATTTTTTCAGGGTGGATGGGGATGTTCCCAGGAGAGCGGCAAATTCTTTCTGGCCCATGTCCAGGTTTTGCCGTAATTTAGCTACCTTGTTTTTCACAATCCAGTTCCGGCGGCTTCCGGGAGCAAAAACTAGTACCCGTACCCCCCGGACCGGTTCTTCACTCAAGGATTCCAGGGCCATTTCTTCACATTCGTCAAGATTGCGGTTTACTTCTTCCGCAGTAGTCCCGTGGGTGCAATGCCCGAACAGGAGTTCAGGGAGGCTTCCTAGATAAAGCTGGTCTTCTTCAGACCATTCAATAACGCGCGTATAATGAGTTTTATTTTTCATGCTTCTTGTTCTTTCTTTCCTGATTACAGAGTTTTTCAACGTCCTTTTCTTGGTAACGCTGGGCGTCTTGTCCCAGCTTGCCGGAAACGGTGTAAAGCAAACCGCCCTTTTTGTACTGGCGATGATCACCCCGGCAACGGTCAAGGGTAAATCCTGCCTTTTCAAGCATTTTGATTAACTCCCGTATCTTCTTTGGCATGAGTACAAATTAGCACATTGGGTACTTTTCAGCAAGAGAAAAAAGCCCCATTGTGTCTTTTTTTTATTTTCCACGCAAAAAATCCCCGGCTGGGCGAACCAAGCCGGAAAAATGAATGTCTCCAATCATGTTTCCGTTTTCATCAATAATCCAGAGATGGGGCGAAAAGCAACGGGCCTTTTCAGTCATGATGTATTCAGCAATCCATTCAACGGCATCATTAAGGGAGGCGTGAGTTTTAGCCGGGTCCGCAGGTGGTGGTTGTGTAGGAGTATTCCTTCATTGTTTTGTTCTTTCAGTTTATTGTTATGATTCTTTGGGATTAGTTAATCAATAATCAACTCCCCATTCTGTTGCATGGACTCCACGAGCGAACACACCGTCAATCCACTCTTCGCCTTCGTCTTCGTTGTAGTAGTTTTGGTAAATGCTTACGGGGGATTCCGATATGGCAGTTTTTATGACTTTCATAACTCGGTCAATCTCCGCCTGATCCTCCGCATCGCACGGGTCATAGTAAGACACATTGAGGCGCTCTCCAGATGGTTTGGAGGGGCGTTCATCGCACCCTCCTTCTTCGTCGATCCAGTAATGGATGAAGGAGGACACTACAGGGCTGGAGGTTACCTGGGATTCCAGGGCGGAATAAATTTTTTGCAGTTCGGTTTCCATGATCTTGTTCTTTCAGATGTCGCCCTCCGGGGCGTGGATTGAAATTTTGCATGTTTAGGGGGTAGCCCCTGGGATGTTGGTCAATCCAATTCCTTACAAAAGGCGGCGGCCAGAGATGGCCGCCGTTTTTTGTGGGGCGGCTTATTTAGGGGCGCCTATGGTCATATCAAGAACAGTCGCGGCGCCTTTCCAATCCCTCAATTTCTGCGAGGATGAATCATAAAGCCCTTTCCTAATGGGCTGTTTGAACGGTTTTCGGGCGTTTTTTGGCCGGCGCAAAAGAATATATTCAACACCTGCCGTTCCAGAATGCAAGGGCGCCACATATTCCCAGCCGTCCGGAAAGTGTATAATATCCGGGGTAATCTGTTTTTTATAATTCATGTTATTCCCTGCAATAAGCATCACTGGATCAATAGCATACCATTTATAATCATATTCTGTGACAGGTTGACCCATCTGCGGAGTAACTTCTTGCTGCTGTTCCGCAGGGGGAGCGGAATATACCAGCACACCCAGCAAGGCAACAATGCAGGAAAGAAGAGATATGATGATAATACTTGTATATTTTATAGACATAATCTCGTGATAGCGTGCTTTCCCGGCATTGTCCAGCAATTCCTGAAAAAGAGAAAGCTGGCCTTTAATGCGTAGAAGGATTATGCGTTGTTGTCTGGCTCTTGGGGGCGCGGCATGGGTGGGGTAGAATCCACGATGGATTGAAGAAGGTTGCGGATATGCCTTTCCGCGGCGGCATAGTCTGACGGATCAATATCCGGGGGAAGAAGGGCTTTCCATTCCTCCGGCGTTAGACGTACGGGAAAAGTAAGAACATCATCATAATTAACCTTTTTATTTTCAATAGTTTTTGATTGTTCCATGAGCTGTTGAATGAAAGCAAGCTTCGCTTTGGGTATTGGCGTAGGAGTAGAAGGAGCTAACCAATTATCAACAGTAGATTTACTAACATAAAGCTTCTTTGCCAACCAGTTACGATCTTTTCCGGCACCCTTTAACCATTTTTTTATGCTTTCAACAGAATAATCCATGCGTGACGGTTTACTAAAATCTTGAATAATTAGCAAGGGTGAAAACTGCAATTTCCGAAAAATACGAAATATAGACTTGACGTTTTTTACGATTTTTCATAGTTGTTAGTCCAGCTATGAGAAACAAAATTACGAATAATAGTAATATCACCCTGCAAATTCCGGCACTAACGTTTGGAACTCTCGCCATTCAGGCCGCGCAGGCGGGAATAGATATTTCCACGTTGTTGACCAGGGAAGCGTTGACCCGTCAGGGACGGAACATGACCCCGGCAGCATTGCCCCCTGTCCCGGCCCCTGAGCCCGTAACATGCCCGGCGCCGGCAATGTTCCCCACTCCCGCCCCCGTAGTGGTCAACGGCGCGGATCCTGACCTGAATTTGAGATAAACAACCGATTAGAATCATGAAAATAAATACAGCATTCAATCCGGCCCCCATGGGAGACCGGCGGAATATCAATATCATCCATGAAAGACTCTCCAACGTTCCGCCGGATGACATCATAAAAAACGTTATCAACAATGCGCGGGAACTGGTGGAAGGTCTGCCACGTGTGCAACTGGAAGCGTTGGCCGGTTCGCTGGTTACGGAAATTCTTCTGGCCCAGGGCCTGGGATGCTCTGAAATCCCCCTGAAGAATCTGAAACAAATGATGGGGATGGCCGGAGTTTATGCGAAATGTGAATTCAAGCCCAGCAACGAAAATGGAACAAGTGAATCCTGAAAGCGTGGTGGCCGTGGGGAACGTGCAAACGGCAGGGGATCAGATCAAATATCTGCCCCGCTTTTGCCGCCTGTATGATTTGCCCAAAACGCCGGGCCTGTTCCTGCCGGACAGCGCCCCCAGCAAAGAAACGCTGCGGACCTGGCGCAACAACGGAACGCTGGTCATGGTGAAAATAGGAGCGTCCCTGTTTGTGGATCTCCACATGACCTTGAAAAAGAATAAAATAAAACTCGGAGTGCTTAACAATTAGCGTTTTTTATGAGCAACAAATATGCCGCATGGTATTTGCGCGTCAGAGTGAAGGATCTGGAACAGCTTCCTTTTCATCCGCCGGCGGAAAATGAGGCGGGGGAAGGATTGCCCGCTGATTTTCCGCGTGAGGAATTCACGGAGGATCAGCTTGTGCTGCTGGATGAATACTACCACGCCAAGCGGGAAAACGTGGTGAAACAGTTTTTCCGGCTGCTGCGCGTCCATCCCGGCAGCATGGATTTGACCCTGTGGCATCTGGCGCTTAATGCCGGCATCCTGGTAAAACTGCTTGGGATAGGGGATCCCCGCTCCTTTACCTGGCGGGAACTATGTGACCGGTTGGGCGTGGGGGAAGATGTGCTTTACCGGCACAAGAAAGAAATTTTGCGCCTGATTGATGAAATAAAAAAATAACCTTCAATATATTATGAAAACATATATCAAAGAACGCCCCATTGCCTTTTCCGCGGATATGGTGCGGGCGCTGCTGCAAGGCTGGAAAACACAGACCAGCCGCACGCGGGGCTTAGAACGTTTCAATGGCTGGCCGGACTGGAAAATCCCCCTGGGTGAAGATGCCTGGAAACTATGTCATTTCACAGAAGAAGAATCGGGAATCTGGCGCGCCGTTTTCCAGGATCCGCGCGGGAAATGCCCGCCAGGGCTGGATCCTGTGGTGAAATGCCCCTATGGGAAGCCGGGGGAACGGCTATGGGTGAGGGAACACTGGAAAGTAGGGTTGTTCCTGCCATGGGGAGGCTTTGAAGTGGAATACCTGGCTGACGGGGCCCGGAAGGTATGCGAGCCGGGCGGCGGTTATTCTGCCGCCTGGCTGGATTGCCTGAAAGAACAATGCCTGGAAGACTGCCGGAAAGCGGGGGTGAAGCCCTGGCTGGACAGATCTGTCTTGCGGCGGCGTCAGGCCATGTTCCTTCCCCGTTGCGCCTCACGGATTCTGCTGGAAATAACTGATATTGAGGTCAGGAAACTACAATCCATTACTGAAGAAGAAGCTATGGCGGAAGGAATTGAAAGCATTTTTTACGATGAAGAAACGTCCTCCACCGGCTGGAAAAACTATCTGGCCCCGGAAAGCATGTGCATCCGCGCCAGAGATTCCTTTTTCACGCTGTGGGATCGTCTGCACGGCGGCGGGGAAGCGGATCCCTGGGTGTGGATGATCAAATTTAAGGTATTGGAAGTTAAAGGAATAATAAAATGAAAAAACGATATACGCTTATTGGAGTAATTCATGATCCAGGGGATGAAGATTATTGCCTGCGGCTCAATGAAAACGGGTACGTGTTCAACATTCTGATCACAGACCGTAAACATATCATATCGCTAAATATCAACTTGAAAACATGTGATATTCGTACCGCCCGGAAAAAAAGGAACAATATATATAAAGCGTTGTACGGGAAAGAATTTACCCTGTAAAAAAATGAATCCTGAACATGAATTTGAAATACGCATCTATAATCCTGTTTTCAAAAACGGCCCTTGTGCGTCAATGTTTGTTTCCTATGAAGTTGCAAAAGACCTGATTGGAAAAGTGGATATAAACGCCGGGAAAAATGAAATTCTTTATTTCAGAAAAAATGAAAACCAAGCGTGGGTTGCTCTAAATATGAAATATTTTCAAAGTTATATATGCGACGGGAAAACAATTAACTTATTTTTTTCATAAGTCATTGAATAAAAAATGAAAGCCGTACTGCGATATTTAGGAGGGAAAAACCGATACGCGCGGGAAATCATTGAACACTTCCCGCCGCATTTCTGTTATCTTGAACCGTGCGGCGGATCCGCCGGCGTCCTGCTGAATAAGGCCCCTTCCGCGGTGGAAATTTATAATGACCTGGACGGGGAAGTGGTGAATTTTTTCCGGGTATTGAGGAATGGGAATTCCGGGGAACTTATTGATGCTATCCGATTGACGCCTTGCAGCCGGGAAGAACTGAACCATGCCCGGCCAGTCAAGGATCCCGTGGAACGTGCCCGCCGCTTTTTGGTGCGCTCCTGGTTCGGCATTGCCAATGACGCATTCCGGGACGCTTCTTCCGGCTTCCGGGTGAGCCGGAACCGTCAGCCCACGGTGGCGGCTGACTGGAAAAACCTTCCGGAAACGCTGGAAAAGGCCGTTGAACGGCTTCGGAACGTGTACATTGAACAACGGGACGCCCTGGAACTGATCTCACGGCATGACGACCCGGAAACCCTGCATTTCATTGATCCGCCCTACCTGAAAAGCACCCGCACCCGTGAAGGATCCTACACGCACGAATTCACTGATGCACAACACGAAGACCTGTTGCGGCTGGTTCTGGATTGCCGGGGGAAAGTGGTGTTGTGCGGGTACGACAACGCGCTTTACAACAACGCCCTTTCCGGCTGGTGCAAGGTCAGCTACGGAGCCCGCGCCGGCATGGGGAAAAAACGGGTGGAATGCCTGTGGATGAACTATCCTGACCAACTTTCACTTTTCAAATTTCACGCATGAAATCACACAAGGAACTTGCCGAGGAAATTTTAGGCTATCCAATCGGGGAAGACGGGTGCGCCCCCTGCCCCGGCGCCGCGCTGCATACCACGCAAAGCGGGCCGCGGGATTGGCGTATCTGGTTTGACGGCGAAGGAAAGCCGCATGAATATTGCTTCCATCAATCCTGCCAGAGCGCCCGCGACGACTTCATGAGGGTGCTTTACCGGGCTATCAGCGCGGAGGAACGCGGGGCCCGCAGCACCCGCAAGGCAACCCCCAAATACCAGCGTCCCCTGCCCCCGGCGCCCCAGGCGCGGAAGGTAAAAGCGGAAGAATTGAATGAAGATCTGGCCCTTGCGCTGGCGGGCCGGGTGGAGGAAGAAATCACGTTTGACTGGCTGAGGGATCATAGCCCGGTGGAAATCCCCGGCAACCCCCGCGCCTGGGGGGAACTGCTGCTGAATGAACTATATCCCGCCGGCGCGCGGATCCTGGTATTCACGGCCTTTGCCTCCCAGGGTCAATATATGTATATCGTGAAGGATGGCGTTTACAAGCTGGGGCGGAAACCCGGCGTGGAGCCCGTAAAAGCCCCGCGCCTGCCTGCCGGCGGGGATGCCGGCGTCTGGTACTTAACGGCGCCCGTGACGGGCAAATGGGAACCCAACCCCGGCAAGCGGGATGCCATGGGAAATTTGATGCCGGGGCGGCGGCATGCGGCATGCTGCACGTCCTTCCCCTTCCTGGTCCTGGAAAGCGACGTACTGACCGCGGACGTATGGCTGAAAATTCTGGTGCAGCTTGCGGATCCGGTTGTGGCCGTTTACACCAGCGGCGGGAAATCCGTCCATGCCCTGGTGAAAATTTCCGCCGCCACGCCGGAGGAATTCAACGCCATTAAGTCAGAATACGTCTTGCGGCTGTCCGCCGTGGGAGCGGACGCCGCGGCCATGACGCCTGTACGGCTGTCCCGCCTGCCCGGCTGCATGAGGCACGGAGCCACCGGGGAAAACGGAACCTATTTCAA